AGCCTTGCGGGTCGGCTGCTCTGACCACACGCCGCCCGAATTGACCGGCAGGATGGAGGTCGTCTCGACCCAAATATCCGAGAACGACATGGTTGAGCCCATGGCCGTTGCGGAAATCTTGAGCGCGATCTCAGTCACTTCGGGCCGGGGCGGCTCGTTGAAGAGGTGCGCCCGCAGGCCGTCCCACATGGCGGTGTTGCCAGCACTCACGCCTTGTTGCTCGAGCTGCGGATCAAGGCGGTTCGTGTAATTCCGGCCCATCACCGCATAACGCCCCAAGGGCACATTGACGGTGACGCTCTTGCGGATCGCCCGAGTCGTGGCGGTCTCATCATTGAACGTGTAGAGCGGGTTCATCGGCCCGATCTGGTTCCCGTCATCATCAATCTGGACGAAATAGAAGACCACGCCATAAGGAGACGGTAGGTTTTCGGACTTCCGGGGGTGACGGACCCAGGAGCCTTGCGGGAACGAGAAGTCGAGCTGGATGACGTTTGTCTTCACTCCCGGTTCGGTCACTGGGAATGGGCCGGCCCAAGGGGACGGATCGTTCTGATGCGGCAACTCGATCCCGGTGACGTTCTGGGACGAATAGACCGTGCCGACAAGGCTGGACGGCTGCCCCGGCGTGATGAACTCCACTTGCGCATTAGTGAATGGCGCTTGGAGCCCACCGCCTTCCGTCCACATGATGGCTTCGCCCACGCGGATCGTGTGGAACTTGCACTTGCCGCCTGTGACAGTCAGGCGCTTGTAAAGGATCTGATCGTCGCCGTTGTAGACGAAATAATCCGGCTGGGAGAGGTCGGGCTGTGTCCAGCAACGCCCATAATTAACCGGGATGCGGTCGCCGGGCCGGGGCAGGTTGCCGCCACCGCTGACGCCGTAGACGGGCCGGGTGTCCTCGCTCTGGTTCGCCTTGGCTTTTGTTGCCTTGGACAGGAAATAGCCGGCACCGGCCACGATACCGGCGGCAACGATCTTGCCAGTCAGCGTTAGAGCCCCGGACGTGCCGAGGATGCCCCCTAGCCCCAAGGACGGGGCAAGAGCGCCGACAAGGAACGGAGCCGCGACGGCGACAGCGATCATCGCCACGGCCGCCCCGATGGCCTTGCCGCCTTTGCCCCCGCCAGCGCCGCCCATGGCCCCGCCAAGAGGCAGATAGGTAATCACGACCGTATCGTGTGGGCCGATAAGCGTGTTCTTCCAGGCGCCGCGCAGCTTTACCGTGTCGTCGCACGGGAACGGCAAGGCACCCTTGCGATGGACGGAGACGATGCAGGGCCGGCCGGGGATGCGGCGGGCTGCCAAGGTCGAGAGCCGACGGCGCCGCGGGGCGAGCGTGAGCGGCTCGCGCAGGTCTTCGCCTACGTCGCTGCGATGGAGAACAAGAGCCATTTGGTCAATCGTTTTGCGGGACAAACCAGCGGGGAACCCAGCCCCGCACCTTCTTGAGCTCGATCAGGCTGTCGAGCACGACTCCATGAGGATCGTCGGTATGCAGAATCCTACCGCCCTCGACGGCGAGATAGACACCGGCATGCTCCAGATCGACCGGATTGCCGCCGACCCGGTACATGCGAACCACCGCGCCGTGTTCCGGCAGCGGCACCTCTTGCCAGCCGACCGCCTCGGCATCGACGGCAAACAGGGCACGGCGCTCCTCACGCGGCGGGACCGCAGCCGGCCCGAGCGGTACCTCCCGCCCGAACAGGTCGCGCTCCACCTGCTGAACCAGCGCCCAGCAATGAAGCCCGCGCCGTTCCCAGGGCCGCCCTCGGACAGCCGCGAGATAGGCGCCCAGATCAACCGCCATGGAGGGCCTTGTACTTCTCAAGCGAATAGACTAGGCGCGGGAAGGCCTGCGTGTCGTGCTTCGACTGCGCTTCCAGCGTGCCGGTCGCCGTTGTGGCCGACAGCGACACCCGCGACAGGAACATGCCGCCCCGCACCTCCCCCGGCCGCGTCAAGTCGTTCCTGAGATAGGCCCGGTAGGTGACCGTGATCGGGGAGCCGGCTTGAACCGCCTGCTGCAGATACGGCTCCAGTTTCGAAGACACATTGTCGAGACGAAGCTGGCCTTGCGTCACGCCGTCGTCGTCGAATCCGGTCAGAGTCAGGCTCGCGCCAACGGCTTGATGCAGGACCGGGGCAAAGCCCTCTTTCGGGGGCAGCATCATATCCGTGTCGGAGTTGGTTACGACATAGATCGGGTTTGCGAAGGCGACGTGATCGAGCTCCAGGGCGTCGATGATTTCGTCATCGACCTCCGGGTCCGCATAGGCTTCCTTCATGGCTTCGGTCAGGGACATCGGATCACCAATCGAAGACAATCAGGGCAAAGGACACGATGAAGTCCTTGCCGGACGGTTCGGCCGCGACCGCGCCACCGTCGATCATCACCGTTTTGTCGGGGTAGCAGCCAGCGCCGGGCGTATGGACGGGCATCGTGAAACGAGACGTGCCGTCCACGAGCGTGTCCCGATGGAAGAGGCGGAAGGTGTTGTACTCGGCTGCCGTCTTGAACCGGATCGCATAGGCGAGCTTTGCCCTTTGAGACAGGCCAGAGCGGCGCATCAAGGGCGGGCCGTCCTCGAATTCGGTCACGACAGGCGGCCGGGTGGCTTCCAGCACCCGAAAGCTGCTCGACAGAGGCTTATAGTTCAGGCCTGCCGGCCAGGACGGGAGCGCCATGCTCAACCCCGCAGAGTTCGGCCGCCGGCTCGACCGGTCGAAGCCTTGTAGAGGGAGCCCTTGCCGCGGGAGGCACGGTCAGCGAGGGCATTCTCCAGCGGAATGATCACGTCGACGCCGCCGCTGTCGTTGCTCTGCTGATCGATGGGGACGCCAGCTTCGTTGATGACATTGACCTGAATGGGAGTCCCACCGCTGCGTTGCCGGATGGGCTCTGGCAGTTGCGGGACACCGACAAAACCTCCAGTCGCGAACGCTGGCAGCCGCCCCGCATTCAAAGCAGTAAGCAGGTCGCCGTATTTCTTCGCCATTTTGGCATTGACGACGAATTCTCCGTCGCTGAGCCTTGCTGGAATACTGTCACTCGTGCCCGTTCCAGGGCCGCGAACCAGACCGCCAGTCGCGGCCTTTACCGGGCTCGAAGACCCGCCGAAGATTGCATTGATTATACCACCAATGCCACCGTTCTTGCTGTCGAAGATGCTGTTCAGGGCAAGGTCGATCATCTTATCGCCAATGCGCCCTAGAGCATTCTCTAGAGCCTTTGCTGCGCCAACGCCATTCATCAGGTCCGACACGAACCCTTTCATGGTCGAGCTTGCGAGCTGCTGGAGCTCCTGCTGGGTCGCGTTGGTGTTCTTGAGCTTTTCGCTCAGTTGAGCGTAGGCTTCCGCCATCTGCCCGACACTCGCCCGCTCGTCATCGCTGAGGGTACGCTTCTCGCGCCGGAGGGCGTTCTCCACCTCCATGATGGTGCGGGCTTTTTCTCGCTCCACATTGCTCTTGCCGAGCATGTCGAGTTCCAGTTGCAGCGCCCTTGTTGCTTTCTGGATTTCCTCAACCTCTCGGGCATAAGGGTCTTCTTTCGGCTTGCGGTTCGCGGCCCTTTCTGCCTCCCGACGCGCCTTCTCCGCCGCCTCTTCGGCCTCGCGCTCGCCGATGCGTTTTAGTGCAGAATCATATGCTGCTTGCGCGGAACGCCGGTCCTCTGCCCCGCCAGCGGCCCCAATAGCCTTGTTATACGCCTCAAGGGCTCTCTCTCTATCAGTGAGGTTGGGTAGGCCGATCCGACCGAGTTCGTCCAAGGCCTTCGTCAGTTCCTTGATCTGCCCAACCTGGCCCGATGCCACATCGCCAATCAGGCCAATGGCCCGGCGAGCAACAGCGAGGGCGCCTTCGACCTCATAGGCCTGCTTGGACATCTCAAGCAGTTCATTGGCGAGCTTCTGAAGTTCCTTGTCGCCCGGATTGGCATTGGCAATTGCAGAAACCGCCGCCTGGAAAGCTCGGACGTTTGGCTCACCCCGTTGAGCCTCGCCCTGAAGCTTCCGTATGGCATCTGCGAAGGCTTGATACTTCGACTGCGCTCGGTCAACCGAATTTGTATCGACCTCGATTATACCCGCTGTAGGATTAGTAGGTAATAACTTCGGGGACTCCATAAGGGAGCGCGTGAAAGTCTTTGTGAGCTTTTCAAGATCAGCCTGCAACTTGATGATCGAGGCTCTGGTCTGGGTTTCAAGCACTGCCGTGCTCTCGCGGGCATACTGTTCCAGCCCCTCGGCCGCCTCGCCATATGCATCTTTGATGCGTTTTATGAGGCCTGAATGGGCCTTCAGATGGTCGTCCAGCGTCTCGACTTCACCGATGGCCGAACCGATATATTGGATAGCGGCCCCGCCGAGGGCGATAATGCCGATTGTAACCAAGCTGAGTGGGCTCACCACTGAAGCGAAGGCCGCGCCGAGCGCCTTCACCGCACCAGCCGCCCCGCCCTTGGTATCGCCGAGAACCTGGGAAATCTGCGTGCCCTGTTGCAGGGCGACGGTGAGCGGGGAGGTTCCGCTGGCAAGCTGAACACCGATATCATTGAACTGTGCGGCGAGGTTGGCGGTCTGCCCGGCAAGATTGTCATTCAGCCCCTTAAACCGGCGCTCGACTTTCGTGACCTCCTTGTCGACTGACCCGGTAAGCTTGTTCAACTCCTTGTTGAAGGTCGTAAAACGCGCCTCCATTGATACAACGAGACGCTGAAGATCGGTTGATTCGGCCATCGGGGGAGCCTTAATGTGGAAGAAGCTGGTTGTTGCCGCTGGGGCGCTGCCTATCGTGGGCTGTAATGTATTCGCAAGACCGGAAGACCCAGCTATTGTTGCGTGTGAAGTAAGTATTAAGGCGCTGATCAAGTCGCCTTCATCGTACAAGCGAGAACAGGCGCTTATCGACAAGAACGAGGTGATTGTTCTCTTTGAGGCAGCGAACAGTTTCGGCGCCCCGATAAGGAATACTGTACTTTGCAGGTACGACTACGAGGCGAGCCCTTTAGCTGGCCGTCCGGGGTCCTACAGTATCGGCGGGATCAGTTTTAACGGCCGATACTTGACCGAACAAGAAAGACTAACCACCGTCCCGGCCAGACTAGACGCTAAGGTCTTGTCATTCCCGGAGGGAGAGACCGCTTTGAAGAGACCTTAGCCAAGTCTCTTCACAAGGTCATGGAACTCTTCAGCCGTGGGGGCCTCTACGGACTCCTCAGCGCCCTGCGACCGGTTCCATCCCTCAACGGCCGCAGCGAACTCCCACAGGCTCATTTCGCGAACCTGTGAGGGCGTAAATCCTACGACTGCGCCTGTTCCATAGAGGGCGGCGGCGGAGAGGCGTTCGCCCCTGGCGCTTCCGTCGCCGCGTCGTCTTTTCCCGCTTGCTCCCGGCTGTCACCGACAAGAGCGGCAAGGAGGATTGCCCGAGCCAAGACCGCCGCCTCGAGCAACTTGCCCGGAACGACGTGCTCCTCGACAAGCTCACGGGCACGGCGGGCATCCACTCCTCCACCCATGAGCCCAAGCCGGATCGGCTCTTTCAGGTCAGCAATGCGCCACTGACCCATTCCGATCCGGTTGAGGATCTCGGCACAGCCAAGATCCCGCTTCTCTTCCAGGGCAAGTAGCTCGCCGATGCCTAGGCGGAAGGAACGCTCGTCTCCCGCCCAGACCTGTGTGAATGAAGCATTCGCGCTCACGGAGTGGTCACCTTCTCAACCGGACCGTCAGACGTGAGCTCAATCTCGTACTGGATAAGGCCGTCCTGATCGCCGGTCAGGTTAAACGTGGTCAGGTGATACTTGCCCTCGTAGGTACGCGGGCCGACCGCATAGTCGATCACGACGCGGATATTCCGAGAATCCACGTCCTCGAAAAACTCCTCCCAGGTGTCGATGCTCTCCTTAGCGAGCGTGCCCGACCCGGAGATGCCGGAAGACAGGGCGCCTTTGGCCCTTTCCGTCCAGACCGGCGCGTCAGGGTCCGAGCAGTCAGCTACATTAAAATCGTTGGTAGACGCTGACCGGTTGAAAGACTTGGTATTCAAGGCGCACGGGGCCGCGAACACTTCCGGGTCGGCGCCGTCGCCGATCATGATGAGCAGCTTCGAGCCGCGCAGAGTAGTAGGGCGAGCCATAACAGTTCTCCGATGTAAGTGGGACTAGTCTTTGGGCTGGGTCAGAGCCCGGAGCTGGATGCGAGCGCGGCTCGTCAATCCATCTGGGTCACGGTCGAAAGTAATGCTCTCGATCTTCATGAGTTCAAGTGTATGGCCCGAAAGTACCAACGTGCCATTGTGCAGCCGAGCACGTATTGCCGAGGCGATTTGCTTGGCCTGAGGATAGCCAACCTCGCGGGACCAGGCGTCGATCTGGAACGTGCTCTCCGTGCCCTCGTAGCAATCTTCGTCGACAGGCACAGACTGCCCGCCGCCGACCGTAATTCGCGGGAAGGGGCTGCTGTCCGGTACTCGATCGAAGACGTTGTTGCCCGCGGGCGAGATACCCTTGAGAGCTGCAACAATGGCGCCCTGAAGGGCAAGAGCCGGGTCGTCGCTCATGCTTTGCCTGCCGCTTTCCTGGCTGCCTTACGGGTTGCGCGAGTGATGCGGGCCTTGATCCGTCTCCGATTGGCCCGGTAGCTGGGGAAGAAGAACGGGTTCGCCGCCATCTTCACAGTGCCGAATTCCTGCCACCGGGCGTAGAAGGCGCGGTCATTCCCTGCGAAGACGACAACTCGAAGGTCGGTGTCATCAGAGCCCGCTTCGGCAAGCACCATCGAGCCCTTTGGAGCTTTGCCGAAAGTCCAGCCAATGGAGGCGCGGAGCGCGCCACTTTCCACCGGAGCGAGGCGCCGAGCCATCGCGGCAACCTCTTCGGCGCTCTGAGCCAGAGCCACCCGGATCTCAGCCTTGTACTCGCGAGGCAAGGCGCGCAACTTGGCGCGCAATGCCGCGATACCCTCGACCTTGCTCATGGGATGGTCAGGCCTTCGGCTTACTCTCGACTTTCGGCGCCGGAACTTCTTCGATCACACCGGCAGCCCTCGCCGCCTCATAGTGTGCCTCGGGGACGCGATATTCTCGGTCCTTCTTGTACGCGACATGGATCTGGCCTGTAGCGCGGAAGGTATAGTCCTTCGTGAATTTCACTTTTTGAGCCATTTTGCTTCTCCTTAGGTTGCTGTGCCCAAGCTGCAGGTCAGGACGTTCCACGCCCGCTTTCCGTCAGGGTCGCGAATGTCGTGGATGTTGTAGATTTCCTCGGGCTTCCGAGCGTTCACGGCCCGCCAATCCGGCTGTATCTGCACTGTCTGAGAGGACCACCGGACGGTGATCTCGACCGGACGGACGCCCTGGAGCCGCTGGGCCAGCACCTCTTCCCTGCCCCGGGCCGGGGCGATGTTCGCGGCAACGGTGAACTGGTCCTCCCAGGGTCCAGAGACCTCGTTGCCATACCCGTCGTCAACCACTGCCCTGGCTTGGAAAGTGACGCGCTCACGCAAGCGACCCGCTGAGAACGGTTGCCAGGCCATCACACGCCCCACATGCGATAGGGTGCCAGAAGGGCCTTAATCGTCGGCTCCTCGACCATCTCGCCGCGGATCTTCTCGCCGCGGCTGGCGTACAGGTCGCCAATCATGAGGAGGATGGCTTGCTTGATGGGCTCAGGCACTTCCGCATAGCCGGCCTTGTAGCGCACCGTCACGGCCTCGGGGCCGAACTCCATCGACGGCCAGGATACCCCGCTCTTGAGGCGGATCCTGCCGCCATAGGGCGCCTCGATGCCGTAGACATGATAATTGGCGGGGGCAAGCGTCTGCTCGGCGCCGTCCGTGTCCCGGTACTTGACCGAAAGTACCTCAACCAAGGGCGGCCCCGGCAAGCGGATATCGAAGCCGCGGCGCACGTCCTCAGAGTCAAGGCGCAGATCCCAGGTGCGCAGCCCAAGGGTGCGCTCCAGCCGTTCCGCCGCAGCCGTCGTGGCCACCCCGATCAGCGACGAGATGTAGGCGTCATCATCCGTATGGTCGACGCGGAGATGAAGCTTCGCGTCGTCCTTGGTAACGACCGGATCGGCTGGTGTAACCGGGATCAGCACGGTTTAGCCCTTGGACTTGATGTCTGCCGACTTGTTGGCAGCCTTCGGGGCGGCCTTGTTGGCAACCTCGGGGGCGGCTTTCTTGTCTCCAGCGGCTCGCACAGCACCCCTGGCCTTGAGGCGGTCGAAGTCGGCCTGGCTGAACTCGCGTTCGGTGCCTTCAGGGTCGCCGTCGAGGGGTTTGGTGAGAATTGCCTTGATCGTAGCCATGTGGGTCTCCTCTCAGTTCATAGAGAGGGCAGCGTGAGCCGCCCTCCTTGATGAACCGAACGGGTTACGCAACGCGGCCGAGATCGCCGTAAACCAGAGCCTCTTCGCGATAGATCGCCAGCGCGAGCCGCTCTTCCGCGCGGATCGTGACCTTGTTCTTCACGAAGTTGTCCTGATCCTCGGTCGAGACTTCGACGGTGGCGTCCTGCCGGTCGAAGATCTGTGCGGCGAGGTCGAAGGCGCCGACAAGGAACTTGTCCACGCCCATCGCCTGGGTCGGCACCACCGGCAGACCCCAAAGGGTCGGGTTGAGGGTGCCCTGCGGGTTACCGATGAGGTAACGGCCCTGGTCGTCCTTCAGCATTTCGATGAAGGCCCAATCGATCGGGTTCAGGACGACGCCGTTCGGCGGGTACTCGGCAAGCGCCACCTGAAGCATGCCAAGACGGATGGTGTCGATCATCTGGCCGGCGACCAGGCTACCCGGAGCCGCGAACGGGGTTGCCACCGTCACCAGACCTTCGAGGTTCTGACCGGAGCCGCTGCCGTTGAGAAGTTGGTTCTCTTCGACATAGGCAAGGCCATACCGGAGACGGTTGTCGATCATTGAGCGAAGGCCGGGAGCATCCGCAAGGATCTGGACCGATGCCCGCATCCAGTGGGCGATGGTGCGAACCGGGGCGGTCGCCTCCTCATACTGGATTTCGGACTGAGGCTTGAGAGCACCTTCAGCGACCGGAGCCGCGTTGTTGGTGAAGCCTTTCTCCTTGTCGTACTCGATCGAGTTCGACGCAGTGTTGCCCTGAGCGAGCAGAGCGCGGATCGTCATGCGACGGCGCGGCAGCTCGACAGGGGCGGCTCGATCCGGGCGCACAAGAGTGCCCACGGAGCCGGCAGCGTCGGTGGTGAGAGACGTGATGTCCTTCACCTCGACGATGTGGCGGCCACGCGGCCGGGTCTGGCCCGCGAAGGACTTGAAGCCCTCGTCCTCAACGAACCGCTGGCCGGCCGTGCGCTCGCTGTCACCCTGTTCGCGGCGGCGAGCCATCTTCTGCTCCAGCTCATTGAGACGAGCCTTCGCTTCGTTCATGCCAGTGAGGGCCTCGTCCGCCAGCTCCTTGGCGGTAGCAGCCATCGGCACGCCCTTTTCGGCCTCAGCGAGCGCCTTCTCGGCGATCTCCTTCACCTTGTCGTGCTTGGTTTCGAAGTCGCGTTTGACCTCAGCCGCCAGTTCGGCCGCAGACTTGGAGCCGCCGCCGTCTTCCGGCTTGAAGAAGATGCGCGGCCCAATGGAGCAGGCTGCGAGGCGGGCGAGGCCAGCGCTGGCGCCAGCTGCCATGAGCGTGCCGACGCCGTAGACTTCGGCGGGGGACACAGGACCGAACGCGGCATACGCCATGCTCGGGGAGAGGACGAAGGTGGACGCGACGAGCGCGACCGCCAGCATCCCGAAAACAGTTCGGAACGTCTTCATCAGATTGCCCTTTCGAGGCTAGGAGGAGGATGGTTCAGGACTACCGCCCGAGGAGCGCCTCAAGGAAAGCAGTCGCATCATCAGCCGCGGCGGCAGGTTCCCCCTGCCCCTTCAGGTGGAGGCGTGCGGCACGCTCCGCCTGCGAGTTGGAGAAGCCCAGCCCCTTGAGCCAGGTCTCAAACTCTCGCTCTGTCAGCCGGTCCCCGGCCTTCAGCTTCTCGGTAAGGTCGTGCGCGGCCTTGGCGGCCTTCACGCTCTGCACGACCGCATTCTCATTCGCGCCGACCGACACGATGCTGACCTCCACGAGGTCGAGCTTTTCGAGCGTCCAGACGCCCGACTCGGTATCGACGCTGTATTCCTTAATCCGGTAGCCAATCGACAGCCCGTCGATGTCGCCCGCCTTGAGGAGGGCATAGGCTTCACGACCGCGCTGCACGTCCATGTTCAGCTTGCCGTGCATCAGCAGGCCATGGTCGTCCTCGGTGGCCTCTACCCACTTGCCGATAGGCTCGTCCGGGTTGTGCTGCCAGAAGAGCTTGGGCATCGTGCCCTTGGCCTTGTGAGCCTTCAGGCTGTCCGTGTAGGCTCCCGGGGCGATCACGTCGCCATAGGCGTCAGGCTCACCGCCGAAGGTCGAGCCGTAACCCTCGAACTCGCCGCTGTCCTTGAGGGACTTGATCTCAAGGATTGGAGCTGTCTTGCTCATTGGGGTCTCCGTTGATGGCCTGGGCGAGCGGGATGTCCTGCATCTGCACCGTCACCACGTCGCCGCCCTCGATCGGCGGCAGGTTTTCCAGGGCGCGGCACTCGTTGCGGGTCGCAATCCCCATGCGGATAGCCTTTTCATAGGCCTCGTAACGGCTTGCGGTGTCTCCGCGCAGCAGGCCTTCGAAATTGAACTCGATGGTGATCCCTTGCGCCCGCCGCTCAGCGAGGGGCACAAGCTGCTTGAGGAGGGCCTGCTCAATGCGCTTCAGGCGCTTGCGAAGGGTGAACTTCTGGAAGCCGAGAACGTCGACCTCCTTGCCGGTGCCCCAATTCGACGCCTTGTCGCCAAATCCCACCATTGCAGGCGGCACACCGAAGAGCCGGCAGATCTGCTCGCCGCTGAACTTGCGGCTTTCCAGCATTTGGGCGTCTTGCGGGTTGATCGAGAGCTGCGTCCACTTCATTCCGTTGTCGAGCAGCATCGGGCGCCCGTTTTGCACCGCCCCGACATACTTTTCCTGCAGGAGCTTCTCGAGCATGTCGCGCTGTTCCTTCGTGAGGGCCACGCTGTCAGCCGTACTAAGAATGCCGCTGGGGTTCACCCCGTTCTGGAACATCGCCCCGGCTGCGGTCTCTGCAGCGAGCGCATCCTCAAAGACTCTCCGGCAGGCTGAGAGGGTCGAGGTGCCTGAGAGCCCGTCACTCATTGCCCCGCGGATATGTAGCATCTGGTTGCCAGGCCTCACGACCCGACGGCCATTCTCCGTCCACTCATATTCCAGGCTGCCGTCATCCAGACGACGCGCCTGCACGATGTCAGGGCGCACAGGGTGAAGGGCATTCAGAGCGCCATCCGATCTCTGCTCTATCTCGGCATAGGCGTTGCCCTGCAACTCAACCGCTGCGGCCATAAACTCCCAGAAGTCGACCGCGGTCTGATCGTAGTTCGGGCTGTCGTGCAGCACGAAATAAAGCGGATGATCCCGGGCGACCGTGCGGATGCCCCGCGAGTCAGTCCGGTAGACCATGAGTGGAAGGGAGGCGATTGTGCCCGCGATAAGCTGGACGCAAGCCCAGGTTGCTGAAAGGCCCACCGCGGCCCCTCCGCTCGCAAGCCGAAGGTCGCGATAGTTCGCGAGGGTGACCTGATTGGTAACAAAGTTGTTGCCATTCTCTGTCGAGGCCAACCCAGAGCGCCAAGGCTCAATGTCCTTCCTGCCCGATAGCCGGAGAGCTCGTTTAAGCCAGTTCATGCGTAACTCGCGATCCAGGCATCGAGGTTCATCGGTTCTTCTTTCCTGTCCCTCGACTTGAGCCCGCAGAGCATTGCCACCGTGACGGCACCGTCGATCCGGAACCGGGCCTTGTTCTTGTCGATCTTGCGATTTCCAGCCGGATCCATGGTCGCGACCGCGTTGGCCATGTTCCAGTTCAGGACCGGATTGCTCGCGTGGATGAGCTTGCGCTCGATCACCGCCAGCTCGAGCGCGTCGATAGCCGGCGCCATGTCCCTAAAGCCCTGCCCCCACGGGATCAGGCGCAGCCCGTCGCCCTTCTCACCTTCCAGGAAGGCCTGAAGTCCGATCCGGTCGAATTCCCGGAGAAGGTCTTTGATACGCCATCGATCGTAAGCGAGACCGAGCACCCGGTACCGCCCACACAACTCGGCAATTCGGGTCGCAATGACGGTCGGGTCGATGGTCCGCCCAGGAGAAACCTCAAGGAACCCCTTGTCATGCCACTCGACATAGCGATGGTTCCCCGATCCGAAGTCACGATTGCTGTGCTCCTTCAGCAGATCGCCTGGCTTCCAGAAGAACGGCCGGATCCGCGTCGGGTCCGAGGCGCTGCCCATCGTGAGAGAGGTCAGGTCGACCACGTTCGACATATCCAGCGTCAGATAGACCTCTTCGCCGTCCTCGAATTCCGTCTCGCCAACACAGGCGAACCATTCCGCCCGGCTGATCAGCGAGGCGACCGGCGCCACGCGCTGATTCAGGTAAAGGTTCCGGAACTTCGGCTCCTCTGCCGGCATGCGCTGCGCCTTGACGGCGATAGCTCTCAGATCCTCCAGCGACCGAAAGTCGCCAAGAGCCGGGTTTGCCAGCTTCCAGCACTTCGGATCGAAGATGTTCTCCTGTTCCTCCGGCACCTCGTAGAGGTGGCAGACGATGGTTGGGTCTTGAGCGCTCAACCCGTCGTCGATCAGCTTCGACAGGATGTGTTCAGGGTCGTTGCTCTGCGTCGAGATCGTTACGAAGAGCGGCTCCGCGCGAGCACCCATCGAAGTATCAAGTACGTCATAAAGTTCGCGGTCTTTCGCCTGAGCCAGCTCATCGAAAATCACCAGGGAGGGATTGAAACCGTGCTTCGTGCCGGCCTCGGCCGAGATCGCCCTGTAGAACGAACCATTTGAGTAGCAGGCCAGCGTCTTCGTCGACGGAATGACCCGCACGAGCGCCTTGAGCTCCGGATCCGCCTCGACGATCTGCCGGGCCATCTTGAACACCTGGGCGGCCTGCTCGCGGTCGTTCGCCGCCGAATAGATCTCTCCGTTCTGGATGGCCTCGGGCCCGACCAGATGGGCGAGCACGAGCGCCGCAATGAGGGCCGTTTTGCCGTTCTTACGGGCAATCGAGAGGATCGCCCGGCGAACCAGGCGCCGCTCCGTCGTCCGGGAATGCGGCTCGTAGATGTCGCGGATAAACCGCTTCTGCCACTCCCTTAGTTTAAACGGCCCGCCCTGCCCTTCGCCGCTGGGGACGATGAGGCACTCGATGAAGGCGATGACGCGGGCTGCCCGATCAGGCCTGCGAACTTGCTGGGAGGCCTTTCGTCCTCGCCGCCCTTGAGCGACGCGCGGTCGGCCGGCGTCAGATAGAGCTTTGCGGCGTACGCCAGCATGACGCGGGCCTGCTCGTTTAAGATCTTGAACCATGGGTTCGGTGCGAGGTTGCCCTTCGATCCCGGGACGATCGGCTCAAAGTCAGGAGCGTTCATCGCGTGAGTGGCGGCCTTGTGCCAGGCCCAAGCCGTGGAGAATGCAGCCAGCGCGTAACTATCAGGCGCCGTCAGCTTCTTGGTCCTGAAGTTTCGGATGATCTGCTCGGCACACGCCTGGGCGTCATCGTGAAGGTGGTCAGGAACGAACGGGGCGCCTTCCGGGGTGAAAATCTCCACCGGGATCGGTCGCTTTCCGGGGTTCCCATCGAGCCGCCGCTCATCCGGCGACTTCCTTGGCCTACCCATGGGAAAAACTTTCAGATTTCGCGGCGTTTCGCGTTTGACTTGGGGCGCCGGTCCAGGCGGGAATGGGGGTAGACTTGCAACCTCCCCCCTTGGTCCCGTCTGCCCCGTCGGTTACCATGGCGGAAACACCAATTGCAGGGGGGCACATGTCACGCCGATTAGCAGTCGTGGAAGCAGAGTGGTGGAATGGTTACAGCCATACCGTGAAACCTTTCTTCGAAGGCCTCTTCTTCAATCTTATGCGACAACGCGACGGGTTCTACTATGAACGGTTTGTTGGGCCGGATTCGTTCGCAGAAGTACTTCAACACCTCGCTCGGAAGCGAGACGTTCGTATATTGTACATTGCATCGCATGGCAGCAGCGCATCACTAGGATGCCCGAACGGCGATGAGATCAGCCGACGTCACTTGGCGAAGCTCCTACAGATGGCGAACAGTGAGACGCGCCTTGACGGCCTCTACTTCGGCTCATGCTTAGTCGGTAACCAGGCTACAGCGAAGGCTCTGTTAAGTTCGGAGCAATCTGCACACCAAAGGGTGAAGTGGGTCGCAGGCTACGAGAAATCCGTGGACTGGCTAGAATCGACGCTGCTCGACGTGTTCTTTCTCAAGCATGTTCTCGGCGCTGAGATGGAAGGGCTTACCCCAAACAAAGCGGTTCTAAGAGCGTGCAATGAGATTTTGTATAAGGCCGAGGGCTTTGCATACGAGATGGGATTCCACCTCTATGTGAGGCAAAAGAAAACTGGTTCTATCGTCGACCTCTATGACGTGAAGGCTGAGGATCGCGAACAGTACATGGCGGAATTGGACAGTGCTGATGGCTGAAGGCACCAGCTAGATTGGCCATCCGTCTTCTCCTACAGCCTGAAACCTTCCGCGCTCCTCCCTCTGCTTGTCCCTGTTGTGATGGGTCTCGCAGAGGGTTTGCGTGTTGTCGTAGTCGAAGAACAGATCGCGCCGTCCTTCATGGCGCTTGATGTGGTCGACGATCCGACCGGGTGTGATGAGCCCCTCTGCCTTACACATCCGGCAGAGGGGCTCATCTCTAAGGCGCTTGGACCTGATGCGGAACCAGCCGGGCGTCTTATACCAGGCTCTCCACGGCTTCTCTGCCCTGCGCTTGGCGTCATGCTCTCTGTTGCGGGATCTCCGTAACTCAGGCTGCACGGGCGAACTCACCATGCAGTTTC